AATACCTTCCTTATACAAATCTAACATAGATTTTTTTGTCATGTCAGCAGCTGAACCTTGTATTAATTTATTTAATGCTTTGTAAGTATAAGCACGCTTGATGCCTGGTCCATGTTCCTGGACAGCTTGTTCAAAGGGTAATGCTTTATGCATACCAAAAGTGTTTGGTTCCCATAAATGAAACCTACATAATCTTCCAAGTAAAGTTCTTATCTGTCCTCGCTGTTGTGCTCTATTAGATACGGAGTTCATTAATGATTTAACAAATGGAACTCTACTATGATAAATATTAAATAGTTCTTCAGCTTTATTTTTACTAACACCTAACTCTGCTTGTAGTTTCGCTTTACCCATACCATAAAATAATCCAAGATTAATTGTTTTTGCAGCATATCTAGGTATGTCTGCCATTTTAGCTACAATAGTATGAAAGTCAGCGTCTCCATCATCATAAGCTTCTTTAACTTTAAACACGCTTGTATCTTGGTCTAGGGATGCATAATGAACTACAAGTCTTGGTTCTTGTTGACTGTAATCAAAACATCCCCACTCGCAACCTGACTCTGGTATAAAAAGGGATCGAATCAGTGGACCGAGGTCTTTATTACGAGCAGGAATCTGTTGTAAATTAGGATTAGAATATGAAAATCTACCAGTAACTGTACCACCTTGATCAGATCTTATTTGATTAATATCTGCATGAATTCTACCTTTATGTTCATATTTTATTATAGTGTCTATAAATGTTGTATGTGCCTTGTTTATTTCTCTTGCTTTTGCTATCTTCTTAACTAAAGGATTTTCATGATTAGAGAGAAAGTTTTTAGTAAATGATGGTGCCTGTGTTTTTTCAGTTCTGTCGTAAGGCAATTTTAATTTGTCAAAAACTTTGGCAATCGATCGTGCTGCCCATATTTGACATTCTACTCCTGTTTCTTTGGTTATTTCTGATAACAACGTTTTTTCTTCTTTACTTAATTGTTGTTTCAACTTATGAGCGGATTCGGTATCGACACGAACGCCTTTAAATCTCATATCAACTAAACACGGAAATAAATCTGTTTCTAAATTAAATATAGACCCTAGATCCTGGTTGCTTAATTCTTTTTGCATGACTCTCCATAATGCATAGGTCAGCTCTGCATCCCTTTCTGCGTAATTACCTACGTATAGTGCGGGTAATTTCCACATATCTGCTTTAGGATCTAGTCCCCATTCTTGAGCTGCATTGTTTAATTCTGTCTCATTTTTACCTTGACCAACATAATCCCAACCTAGACTATTAAGATCATATCTATATCTATTTTCATTTACTAATGAAGCTGCAATCATTGTGTCAAAAATTCTTCCGTTAATTTTAAAACCCATAGATCTAATCCAACAAACATCATACATTGCATTGTGAAATATTTTATCAGCCGTGGATTCACAAATATCTTTGAACCATTTCATAACTAATTTCTTATCAAGATTACCACCACCTTCATGATCAAACGGAAAGTATCCTGAGTACCCATCTGTTGCTATAGCGATACCAACAACCTTACCTCTACCAACAATAGACCCTGTGCCTAATTTTTTTAAATCAGGATCATATGTTTCCAAGTCAATAGTTATTTCATCTGCGTGACGTAAGTCTGGAAATTCTGTAGGCTTTACCCACTCTGTTTGTGCTTTAAATATCATTTTGCTTTTTCCATTTCTTGTAACCTTCACTCCAAGATTCTTTTTTCTTTTCTGTATAATCTCGTTCTAAAATCATTTCTAGATAGTGAATTGCTTTTTGTATATCTTCTTCCTTTCCTTTTGCAGTGTGTCTACAAATATATTTTATAGCTGATCCTTCAGCAAAGGGCAACTTATTCTTGTTTATAAACTCACTTGGTTGCATGACCATATTTCGATAGTGTGAACCACCGATTTGTTTTTTATACGCACTCATATTATGAACTCCTTTTGTTTGTTGTTACATTTTACTAAATATAAATTTTGTATCGTTCTCGTTACACCTACGTACCAAACACGATACTCTTCATCTTGTTTTATCACTGACTTACTTGCTGCTTTCATAGTGTTAATTGTTTGATTTAAAAATAAAACAACATTTGTTGCTTCTCCTCCTTTTGCACCATGAATAGTTGATACTGTTATTCTTGGCTCTTTGTTTATTTTTTCACCATTTATTAACATAGTTCTTAAATAATCTATTTTAGAAGATGCAACATTATCAAACGCATCATACCACTCTAGATTATAGTTTAATTTACCTTTCATTTTTTCTAAAAGTCTTTGTTTTTGTATTTCTGGTATACTTTCTCCTTTTCTTAATTTATTCCAATGTTCTATGTCTTCATATAAATTTTTTGCTATGCTATTTCCATCTGAAGTTTTAAAGAATAAACCTCTTTGTTTTAATATTTTTGGTATTGGTTTTAACAATGGATTTGTTCTTGCCAGCACTAACCAAGATCCTTTAGACATATCTATGTCTGTAAACTTATATACTTCAAATGTTTGACCTGCTTCTTTTTTAGGTAAATAATCTTTCTCCAATCTATTATCTGTGACCCTAGATATTATGGATAAAGCTTTTTGTTGCACATAGCTTGGAACTCTTTCTGATTGTTTAAGTGGTATTTCCGTTGCTTCCCAATCAATAAAAGAATCTACATCTGCTCCCGCCCAACCAAATATTGCTTGGTCGTCGTCTCCTGCTATCCACACATCACAACCGTTATCTCTTTCTATTTTTTCTATCATAGCCCATTGTATTTTAGATAAATCTTGAGCTTCATCTACAAAAATTACATCAAGTTTATTTTGCACGTTGCCTTTATCCAAAAATTTTTCTAACATATCTGTAAAATCAATAAGACCATAAGTTTTTTTATAGTTTTGTATTTCAAGATCTATCGCTTCTAACTTATCTCTTTCTACTTTTCCAAGATGTTCATTAAGATCAAGTTGTTCTAATGTTTTTATTTGTCTTACTCTTGCTAAATTTATTAAATTTAAATATTCACTGTTTGATGAAAATATACCATTCCATGCGTCTTTTTCATAAGATGCATATTGAATTTGTATACCACATGTTTCACCTATAGCTTTATAATTTAATTCATTCATAACGTTTTCTTCTTTTAAACCTAAATTATTAAAAGCCAATGAGTGTAGTGTTCTAAAATATTTTATATCTTTTTTTGTTAAGTTTGGTCTTTGTTCTAAAAATCTATCTCTTGCCTCTTCAGAAGCTTTTTTTGTAAATGCAAAGTATCCAATTCTATCTAATAACACACCTTTATCTAAATACTGTTTTACTTTGTCTAGTAATGTTTTAGTTTTTCCTGTGCCTGGAGGTCCTATAACTTTATATCTCATTAGTAGTTAGATCCTTTTCTTTCTACAGGTTTATATTCTATTTTATCCACGTGTAATTGTTTAACTTTACATACCTTCTCCACTTTACCATCTACTTTAAGTGAATAATTAAATTCTACTTTAAATCTTTCTTTTAATTTTTGTCCTATTTTTTCTTTTGATATTTTCCAATCACTACCAAGGTGTGTGAGAAAAGCTTGGTACTTAAAAAAATGAAAACCCTCTTCAGTAAGACAAGATCCAAGTCTAATCTGTATTCTTTGTTTTGCTTGTGGTCCATTAATACAATATTGATATAATTCATTACCTAAAATATCATCTGTGCTTGTGCCTTCAGGTGGTTTAATATTCTGACAACTTTTTCTCCAATCATTTAATTTAGCTCGCCAATCTTTTGGTTTTATTGGTTCAAAATATATCCCTGTTTGTTCCCATATTAAATTTAATACTTCTTTTTGTGTAGTCATTAATTTTAAATTAGGTATGACAACTTCTATTTTATCATCATTAGGCATTACAACATTAAATCTATATTCTGGTTGTTCATATTTTATAATTTGAAAATCTGTGATGTCAGGAAAAACATTTATACTATCTGATTTAACACCATATGTTCTTGAATAACATAAACTACGCATACACTTATCTTGTATGGGATCCTCGTAACAAGTATGCCCTGCTGTTTCCTTATCCCAAGCTTTTATTTTTTGATCTAATTTAGATTTGTCCCAAGGTGATCCTAAATATTCATAGTTTGCTTTTGATACAAAGTCAGGCCACTTATCTTTGTATTTTTTCTTAGCAAAGACCATATAATTATACATAAATCTATCTCTGCCATCATCTAACTTTGTTTTAGAACATAATGCGAGACACGGTGGTCCATCATTAAACTCTGGATTAGTTCCAACTAAAATATTTTTATGTGTTTCATCTACCATAAAATCTAGTTTGTCTTTATCTATTTTAGATTGATTAGCTAATTGTATAAATTGTTCTAATGATAGTTTAGAATTATTCTTATCTATAGCGTATCGCTGTGTCTCACCATCATTGTAATATGGTAAGTTAATAAAGTTACCAGGTTTTATGTTTCCTTTGTCATCTTCCTTTAATTCTTTCTGCTTTGGAAAAATTTCTGTGGTAGGTTTTAAACCTAGTGGTAACAAAAAAGATTTTAATGCTTCTATTAAATCAGCTGTTGGTATGGGTTGTTTTAAAAATATATAACAATGTAATCCTCCACTTTTTGACATTAAAGGTATAAGAGGTAATTTGAATTTTTGAAATAAGGCTAAATATTTTTCTGTTTTAAAGTCTGAGTAATTTTTGGGATCAATATCAATACAACCAAACTGTGCAGTTTTATCTAATCTACACGGTTGTATACCAATAGATATTTTTCCTTTAATATGATTTTCGTAATCTTGTGGTGTAACTGGTCTTCCAGACCATTCGTAATCTGGTTTTAATTTATTTTTTTCAGAGTCTAATGTAGCTTTGGACATATCGGCAATGCCGAAATCTCCACTATAACCCGAAAATAATTTTATAAATTCATTAACCATAATGATCCCGTATTATGGGCGGCTTTCAGTCTCCCTACGGCCGCCCACATTTCTCTTTCGAGAAATTAGTAATTTGATTTATCTTCCCCTGAAACTGTGGCAGCTTTTTGCTGCGACTTCTTTAAAGAGTTATAAAAATCACGGGCCATTTGATAAAGACCGGCATTATCAACTTTTCTTATCATGTCAATATTATAACCATGCCAATTAAAGTTGCTTCCTGCGTTTTCAACAGATCTTAGTCTGTATATTCTTGAAAACATAGGCGCTTGTACTGCCTTGCCAGTCTTGGGATCTGTCTCAAATTGGTCTTCCATTTGTGAGTTCCATCCTCTGCTGACTTTTAACTGAGTAGACTTCATTGTCATCAAAGCTTTCTCAGGTCTTTCTCCGTTAATGATAACAAAATGATTTGCTGTTTTGATAATCTCGTTACCATTTTTCAACACATCTTTGTTATTATTTTTACCTTGAGTTGTTTCTGCCATAATGCTTGGACCCCTATCTGGATGAACAGGTCTACCTTCACTTCTTTCAAAAGGTGCCCATTCAGGGTAAGTCATTTTGTAGAATACAGGAATAACTTCTATTCCTTTTTCTCCATCATACAGTTTTTTTGTAACCGTATTATAGAACATGCCAGCTTCTGCTCCCTCAACATATTTGGCATTTTTCTTTTTCGTTTCATCTGACATACTTTGCAGTAATTTCAGAAAAGGTAAAGCAAGATCACCTTTGTCAATGTTATCAAGACCCATTCCTGAATCTTTA